GTGCCGCCAGGGTCCAACACCTGTACACGCGCCGAACCATATGCCAGGGTGACATTGCCCGACAATGTTTGTTCGCTTGCACCACCGAAGAATTTTGCACGCGTTACCATGCGGCGTTCGCCTTTACATCATGTACCACGTTTTTGTTCCCGCGCCGTCGTCGGACAATATAACCAGGGTTCCGGTATTTGACGCCGCCAACGTACCAACCGTCGCGCCCAGGTGGTCTTTTACCGTCAATGCGTTTGAACCGTTTACGTTCGCCAGGTAGAAATACGGTCCGCCCCCTGGAAGGTTCGTTGAATCAGGTAATATCAAATCCAGGCCGGACGACTGCGGGTCGAACGTCTGGACGCGTCCCTGTCCAATGGACAACGAATGGTCTTGCGTGATCGTGAATACCGACGCGCCGCCGTAAAAAAAGTCCCCTTGGTCTTGCGATTCGTTGACCAGTTCCACCAGGCCCGGCGCGGCGGAACCAAACGAGTAGTCGTCATAATCCAACGCCAACCATTCGTCGGTTGTTTCTTCGAACCGTACCGGCACGTCGAATTCGCAACCGGCGGATACGGACACGTTCAACGCGGGCGCGACCGAAAACGAAACAATGCCGGTTGTTGTATCCACCGTCCACCCCGACCCTTGCGGTGTTCCGTCCAGGGCAACCAGTACCGTACCGAACACGGGTTTTTCGATTGTGCGGACGTACGTTTGGAAACCGGACGTGTATCGTTTGACCAACTGAAAATCGGTTTCCGTGCCGTCGCCCGTTCCGATTATTTCATCGTTTGCCGTGGGCGCGTCGCGGTGATTGGCGGCGGTTGTGAAGTCGTGATAATCCTTGAACCGAAAACCATTCGCCGCACCTTCTCTGGCGTAATAGAAGTCGATCAAAGTTGACAACTGGTCGTGCCGCCTGGTGCCGTACGCGACGTCGTATCGCCGTCTGGCGTGCGTCCACCTGGCGGTTCTTTCTTCCGCGCCCGAATCCACTTCGACAACGTCCGTTCGGAAACCAGGTCCGCCGCGTGTCCCGTATGCTATGTCGTCGGGAAACTGTACGTCGTGAAAGCCCACTAGATTGTCCCCCTGATTACGTCGCGTGCGTCACGTGCGACCTGGGATTTGGACCGGCGGAAACTGTTTGCGTCCGGCGTCGTGATATTCTGAACAACTTGGACGGGTGCCGGTGCCGTGGTCATGGGCGCGACCGCGCCCGTTACCATGCGCGCCGCCGACGCCGAAGTGTTCAATTGTGTTTGCGGCGATTGGATATCACCGCCACCCGGCGCACCTCCGGTCGTTGCACCACCGGTTGTTCCGAACGTCGGTGCCAGGCCCGCGATTGCACCGGCAAGTTGATTCGTGACGAATATTCGGAACGCGATTCGGGATATGTCGCGCAACATACTTTCAAGCATGTCCTGGGCGGACTGTGCTTCGAACACCGCGCGTTCGAACGTGTCGGCAACTGCGTTGCCCACGCCTTTGTATACGTCGCCCAACATTTTTGCCTTTTGCGCGTTGCGGTCTTCCTCTTCGCGTAGCTTTTTCAATTCTTCGCGCATTTTCGCCAGGGCGTTTTCCATTTCTTCCGTGCCTTCAACCGTCTTCGGTATCTTGTTTTCGAATTCGGTCACAAAGTCAATCAATCCGCCCGTGATATCGCGCAAGAAAAAGTGTATTTGACTGTCACCGCCGAATTTGTTTTTGAGGAATTCGCCGAAACCACCCGCCGTTTCCCCGGCGCGTTCGCGCGCGTCTATGTCGTTTTGAACGTCCTTTTGAATGTTGCGCGTGTTCAAATCAATAAGGCGACGACCGGCGCGATTTTTCGCACCTATCAGGTCGGTGAGTTCGGCGAATGATTTTGCGCGATTTATTCGCTTGTCCCACAATTCGATTTCCGCGCGCAACACTTCCTGTTCGTCGGGCGCGCCGCGTCCGCCCGCTTTGAACGCTTCCCGAAGTGCATTCACCTTTTTAGTAAGGCGGTCGATTTCTTTTTCCGCTTCGGTTGCTACACCCTTGAACGCGCCACCGGAAAGGAACGAAAGCATGCCGCCGCGACCCGCAACCGCCTGTTCCAGTTCCTTCGAACCGGGACCGCCCAGGGCGGCAATTCCCAAGCGAAGTTTTTTGAACGTATTACCGCCAATGAACTTGTCGATTGCCTTTGCCATTGCGGTCAATCCCTTGTCCATTGCCAGTACCAAACCGCGCGTCATAAATTCCCACGTTGAAACGACGTCGGTTTTGAACTTACCAAGGATTGCCACAACTTCGTTGAAAAACGTCTGTACCTTCGGGAAGTCGTTATACAACCATTCGCCCAGGTTGAACGCGGCGAACGCAACCGCCAGGGCGGCGACCACGACCAACAACGGCGACAGGGCGACCGCGAGACTAGCGGCGGCACTTGCAGTCACCAACAACGCCGGACCCAACAATGTTGCAAGTGCCGTCGCCGCCGTTGCCGCAACGGTCGCCAGGGCAAGCAACGTCGATTTGAGAATGACCAACCCGGCAACGATCTTCACGGCAAGCAATTTCACCAGTACGGCGGTGAGGGCAGTCATAGCGGCAACGACCAACCAGGTTGCTACCGACGCGTCCTTCATAGCACCGTCAACGCCCGCAATCAAACGCACGAATGCGGTCATGCCCTGGACAAGTCCGCGCAACGCGCCCGCCAACCCACGATCCCCGCTTGCCAATATCAGTTCGTCGAATGCGGATTTGAGGTTGTTCAAATCGCCCTGTAACGTGTTGCGGATCAATTCGGCGTTTTCCTTCGCCGCTTCGTCCATGTCGCGGATTGCCTGTTCAAGTTCCTTCGTCGACTTCACGGTGCCGGACAGTATCAACGCCGCGACCGCGTTACGCCGTCCGAATATTTCGACGGCGGCGGCGGCATCCATGCCGCGTGCGCGCAACAGCCGGAAAATGTCGGTCAGACTTCGCGTCGTCGGATCAACTTCCGACATTTCGACGCCCAATTTGGCGAATGCCTTTTGGTTGCGTTCGGTGTCTTCCAACAGGATTGACAACACGCCGCGAAGTTGCGTGCCCGCGAGTGACGCTTGCAACCCACGATCCGCGAGTGACCCCAGGATTGCGGCGGTTTCTTCCAAGTCCATTCCGACTTGTGCGGCAAGCGGACCCACCATTTTTAATGCTTCGCCCAACTGCGAAATATTTGTGTTGGAGAGGTTCGCCGTCGCAACCAGGGTCGACCCGACGCGGCCCGCCTGGTCGGCTTGCAATCCAAATTGTCGAAGGGTCTTCGCGGTCATATCCGCCGCTTCGCCCAACCCGATTGCACCGGCGGTTGCCAGGTCAAGCACGCCAGGTAATGCCGCGATTGTTTCTTGCGTTTCAAAACCGGCACGACCCAACAACAACAAACCTTCCGCCGCCTGGGCGGCGGTGAATTCGGTCGTCGCGCCCATGCGCCGCGCGGTCTTTTCCAACTCCATCATTTCTTCACTGGTCGCGCGCAACACGCCTTGCAGAGTTGCCATTGCCGTTTGAAATTCTGCAATGGTGCGAACAGTCTTGCGAAGAATGGCAAGCCCGCCGACAATGGCGACCAGGCGTTTCAACGACGCCGCCAGGGCACCCGCGCCCGCTTTCGCGCCCGTGGTACTCGCCGCAAAACCGTTCATTGCGTCGCGCGGTTGCTTCAACGCATTTGCGGTTCGCCTGGCGGACGTTTGAATACCACGCCCGGCGTTTTCGAATTCACGTGCGCCGCGTTTTGCCTTCGACGCGTCGATTGCGACTACTAACGTTGCCACCGGGTGTCACCTCTTTCGACTTGCGGTCCATTTCCTTTTCGGTTTCGCGTGTAAAGTGCGCCATTGCTTCGGCGTCTGCACACGCCACCAATCTAGAAAAACACACACGTTGTTCGTCACCGTCGACCGCGTGCAAGTCTAACCACGCGACGACTTCTGAAAGCGGTATGGGTTGCGGTGTCACGTATCCCAACTGCCGACACCGGTTCAAGTCCAAGAAACATTCCCACGCCAACGCCAGGTCTTCGTGAAGTTGCGTGCGATCTTCCAACGCACGAACCCGCTTGCCCAGGCGTTGCGCTTTTTCTAACAACTTGAGTTTGGTCGGGTCGCCCCATTCCATTTCCCAACGAACAACGCACCTTAGTTTTTTTCCGCGTCCGCTTCGTCTTCGGCGCGGAATATTTCCGTGTCTTGCGCGTACTCCAAAACGAGTTCCAGAAATTCGTCGTATTGCGGGTCCGACAACAGTTCCAACGCCTTCGTTTCCGAATACGGAATTTCGTTCCCGTCGTCGTCGTGAAGGTTGCGCCAATCGAGCAACAGGTATTTCGCCGTCGCCTTCCGTTGAATGTCGCGGAGTATCGGCGCGCCGATTCCCTGGCGGCGAATTTGCCGTGTGTGCGGCTTGGTCAGTTTGGCAATATACGCCTGGTATTTCGGGTGCCCGATTCGCGCAACCTTGATTGCGAACCCTTCGCCGACGTCGCACCAAACGCCTTCCTCAGATTTCGAAACGTCGGTGCGAAGTTCCGACAGTTTGAAACCGCCGCCCGCTTTCTTCGTGTCTTCCGTCATGGTTGTTTCCCTTCCTTCCCCGGCGACCAGGTCGACCCATTGCCGACCTGGTCATACCGGCGGAACATGCAAATGTGAAACAATGCGCGTACACGCCTGTTTCGACGTAGGGGTGCCATGACCCCTATTCGGCGAAAAGTCGTGCGTGCGCGCCACCTGGACCCCTTCCTGGGCGTGTAAACGCCCCATTTCACGCCTTACCCTACGAACCTGGCAATGCGCATGGTGATATCTTCCGTCGGGTCGCGGAACGCTTCAAACGCCATGTCCGCGATTACGTCGGTGTTGACACCACCCGCAACCGACCGGCCCGACGTGAAGTTGCCGCGCGGGAGGTCGATCACATACGCGTTGCCCGCGCCGTCTTCGAACACGATTGAAATGGACACATTGTCGAAGTTGCGGTATTGATCCATTTCGGTGTTGTCTTCGAAATACGCTTGCAACGTACCCGTCACGTTGAACGTTCCCGAACCAATGTCGATCGGTCCAAGTTCGGCAATTTGGTTTTTCGGTCGAAGGTTGTTGACGGTCGCAAATGTGATTTGCGTTGACGCAAAGTCGGCATAGTCGACCAGGATTCGCGTCACGTCGTCCACGGCATTCATTACTTCGTTATCCGGCGCGGCAACGTACCCGGTACCGGCGGACGACGTGTCGCCCTGGGCGTCTTTCCCCATGAACGAAACGGAACCCGTTATGATTTGGTCGGCAACAACCGAAAGGTTGATTGCGTCAACCGACATGCCTTGCAACAGTTCGTACGTTGTCGTCAGGTCTTCGAAATGTTTTTCGATACTGAACGACTTTTCCGTGGTGCCGTTTACGATTTGCGCGCCCATTACCACGGTAACGCTTGCACCGGCGGACTCGTTGACGCCGTTGCCGTTGCCCTTGATCGTGATTGCACCGGCGGCGGCGGCGGTAATCTTACCGTAACCGTTGTTGGCGGCGGTTGCAAAACCTGACACCTTTACCCACTGGTTGACCACGAACGAACCAAACCCCGAACCGGAGTCCGTTATCTGATAGTCGCCCGAACCGGCAACCACCGCAAACGTCGCGGCGGGTCCGGCGGTCACTGGCGACGACCACCCGGCGGACTGCAAACCCGCTTCGAAAAAGTCGTCGTGTGCGCCATACGACATTTCGAAACTGATATCACCCGCGCCTTGGATCGACGACCGCGCCACGTCCACGATTTGACGGTCGGAACGAATTTCCGACGACGTCACCGTTGACGTGTCCAGGCCCAACGATTCCCCGGTATGGCGTACGTCCGTCAGGTTCGCCGACGGCGTAACGCCGAAAGTCACTTCCTCCACGTACGAAAGTCGTACCCTGTTTGCGTCACCCATCGAAAAACCCTCCGTTTGTTAGTTGGCGACGTCGTCAATGTAGAAAGGGCATAGGACATTGATTTGCCACCACTTGCCCGCCCGTCCCACGTTCAAAACTTGCGGCGTACGGAAAACCGCGCCGCCCACGTTGGCACTAATAAACGCAACCTTCACCCCGTCGGCATTGGTGTATCCTTCCTTCATACCTTCCGCTAACGGGTGGAACAATTGCACCATGACCATTCCCTGTACGCGGTGCCTGTTCGCGCCAGGTGAACCCGTGTCGACACGTCCCGCGTCGTCAAAGGCAATCGAAACACGCGACCAGGCCGCGTTTTCCGGTGCGACAAATCCCTTGTCGTTGTCATACGAAACGGGCAACGAAAGTCCGGTGACAATGTCCGATTGCACCTTCGTTCGAATTGCCTTCGTCACGTCGACGTATAGCGTTGCGCTCACTCTATATTCCCCCCGCCCGCGTACCCTTGCGCCAGGCGCGCGACCGTACGTGCGACCATTGCGCGCGGTGCCATTTTTTCGGTGCCTTGTTCCAGGTACAGAATGTACGGAACGTTGTTCGCCAGGTACACGGTTTGGAATGGTTGCAACGTTGCAAGAATCGCGGTGCCGTCTTGGACCGGGTTTTGCGATTGACGTTCGCCTTCGGGTATTACGCCAATTTCCGTTTGCCAATTTCCCCGCGCGCGTCCCGTGTCAACGGGCGTCAACATGACGACGCCGCGCAACACTTCCAGGGCAATTTTTTTCGTTGCCGTCTTGACCAGGTCCGCCGGAATTTGCGTCAACGCATTTTCCACAACCCGGTTGAATTCAACAACGTTTGTTGCCAAGGTGTCCGTCACTGTGCGCCGCCCCTTAGTTGCAATTTCCACAACGCCAGTTCGTCGCCGGTGTATATCGTGTCGACACTAACGACGCGCCATTCCTGGGCACCGTCAATCAAAATGCCTTCCAGGGCGGGCGTCACGGGCGAGTCTTTCGCCGCAATGTACGTCAACATGTCCCCTTCCACCACTTTGTCGTTGTCAATCAATCTTCGTTCGAATGGAAACGGCGGCACGATCAACACGGACGTATTCGTTATTGAACCACCGGTCAGGGTACTATTGACGGGATCGAACGTTGCCGCGTTCGTGCGGTACGTCACCGTGCGCCCGAACTTCGTCAACAGTTCCTTAGCCTTCGGCACCAACTTGTCGTCAAGTACCGTCACCGGTTCAACCCCTTTCCACGCGCCGGTTTACGGCGGAAAATTCCAGTACGCCGCGCAACATGGTTTCCGACTTCGTGTACGCCTTTTGTTGCGACGCGGACCCGGCGTATTCCACTTCGGTTTCCAATGGTCCCACCTTGTCCATTGTGCGTTTGATTGCACCCGGCGTCGTTTCATCCGTGAACAGGTCTTCCGATATGGCACGCGCCGCCATTTCGGCGCACGCGTTTTTCACCACCTGGGGAACGGCGTCGGTATCCAAGGCGTAACCGTCTTCGTCGGTCACGTTGTAACGCGGCCACGCCAGGGACATTGTTTCGTTTATACGAACACCCTTCCACCGTTCCCGAAACGTCGTATCCAACCAAACGGTCGCCGCACGCAACGCCACTTCCGCTTCGGTTGACGTCGCCGCTTCCCAGGCGACACGGTCGGCATTAGTGGCGCGAAGACGCGTCGTAATGTAGCTTGTCGCGTCCGCTTCCGAAAGGTAGCTATCGGCGTTTGCAAGTCCGGTTCCGTCTTCGACCACTAATGCCATTCCGTTTCCCCTTCGATCCCGCTACCTGGTTAGAGTCCCAGGGCGTCGGCGACGGCGTCCCGCTTGTCGCCAATCTTTTTCAGTTCGGACAGGTCGACGTCCAGGTTGTTGTCCGCGACCAGTTTTTCCAGGTCGGCGGACTTCATCTTGTCGACGTCGTCACGCGTCACCGCCTGGGCGTCGTCCGCGTCGGCGGGTGCGTCGACGGGAACGTTTCCGTTGCCGTCATTCTTCGGACCCTTGCCGGACGTTTCGGTGCCTTCGATGATTTTGTACCCGCGTTCAACGTACGAATCGACGTCGGACAGGTTGACGACAATCCGTCCCGCTTCGCCTTCCACTTCAACCGTTTTCACGTATGCCATGTCGGCTGTTCCTTATTCTCTCGCGGCGACCGTTTCCCACGACCGCACGGGGTCGGCGTTTCCTGGTGAAAGGCAACCCGCCGAACGCCAACGGACGACGGGTTGCCTGTATCACGTTACGCCACCTTACCCCGCAAGACGCGCGGCGAGTTCGGGACGTACCAGGGCGGAACCCCAAAGTACGTCAAACTCCCACGTAACCTGCTTGTACTGCCGCATGACTTCCAGGCGAAGCGGAATGCCGGTCACCGGGTCTTGCATGACCATTATTTCGTTGCCCAGGGACAGTTCAGACGTGCTTTGCGCAATCGGGCGCATTGCAAGTGCGAACGCGTCGCGGTGGAAACCAAGGTTTACCACGTGGTCGGCTTTCACCGTGACCGCTTCACCACCGGCGAGCGCAACTTTCAGTCCCGGTTCAACATTCACCGTGACGTCGGTTGCGGCAACTGCCTGTGTCGCGTTGGCGGTCAGCACGTACGTTTGCGTATCACCGGCAAACGTAATAATGTCACCCGCCAGGAGTGCGCACGCACCCGTCACGGCGGCGGTTGTACAAACAACAGCCTTCGTGCCGATAGGTTGCGCGGTTGCCGCCTTTGCGGCAAGTCCGGTCGTGATCGTGCCCGCCGTGTGCGAAGGCACCGCGTCGTCGGCGGCCCAATCAAGCCCGAACTTCCGGCCAATCTCGCCGTCGATCTTGACACCGGCACTTGCGACCTTTTCGGCGTCACTGAAAGGCGACAGGGCAAGCATGTTCGCCTCCGCCGCGAAGTCGACAACACCGCGCCGCATGGAAAGCGGGCAAAGTTGTTCATTCAGCACCTTTCGAAGTGCCGTTGCGGCACCGACGGTCGACGCAAACGGGGTCGTTCCCGCCGTCCCGGCGTACCCGTACACGCCAACGTACTTCGAGAAAATGTCGGCGTTGATAGCGTTCGCCAGGGCGCGCGCCGCTTCGCCAACTTGCATTGGCACGAAATGCCGGTTGCGGTCGATTTCGGTCAGTTCCTTGTCCGTCAGGTGGAAGTTGGTTTTCTTCCACTGGTCAAGGGTGATCTGCACGACGCCGGGCGTGGTGTCGCCGGGCGTGGGCGGGACCGCCGCCGGGGTGACGTTGGTTGCCGTCTGTGCGACCGGCACCGGAACGTCGATGGTGTTTCCCTTCATTGCCGCGTCGCGCGAATAATCCGCATTGACCAGGCGCGGCATGACCGCCCGTTCCCGCAGAGCCATAAGGCCCGCCGCAAGGATTTTGGGCATAATGTTTGTAAGCGTGTTCGCCATTGTTCAAACTCCCGTTGTTGTCACTCTACAAAACCCACGCGAACACCATTGCCCGCGTGTTGCCGCTAGTCGACCACCACCACGTCGCCCGACGCGATACCTTCAATATTCGCGTCGATTGCCGCCTGGTCGGACCGACTTACGGTCTTTCTGCCGTCGGGTCCGGTCTTGACTCCACCGCCCACCGTTCCGCCACCACTGGCACCGGACCCGGCGAACACCGCTTTGTACGTGTCGTCGTTTTTCATCGTTGCGACCAGTTCGGAAATGTTCATGGGCGCGGTTGATCCCGAAGCGGGGGACAGGCGCACGTTGCCGTCCGCGTCCAACACTTCAACCGACGGTTTGCCGGTTTCGGTGTCGAACCCCGTTCGCACCTGGCGTTCGATATGCGGCATCAACAGTTCCGACCCGCCGTGTTCGGCCAGGGCGGCACGCGCCGCGTTGACAACCGACATTTGTTTGACGTTGTCCAACAGGCGGTTGTTCAACTGGTCGCGTTCGGCAACTTCGGTTTCGTGCTTCTGTTGAAGTTGCGCCATTTGCGCCGCGTACTTCGCTTCGGTGTCCGCTTCGAACTTCGCTTTGTGTTCCGCCAACTTTTTGTCGGCGTCCCACCCGTCCATTTCCTTGACCTTCGACAACGCGTCCCGCGCCGCCGCAACGTCGATCCCTTCAAATGCCTTCAACGCCTTTTGGGCGTCGGCGGCGGCGGCACGTTCCTTCGACAGTGCCGATTTCAAACCGCCGGTGTCGGACAGTTCGAAGGTACCGACCGGTTCGACTTGCAAAACGAATTTGCCTTCGTACTCGCCCGTTCCAGGCGCATACGCGGCGCGCAATGCTTCATCCAAACCGTCGACACTTTCCACAATCGCTTTCAGAGTCATTTCTTGACCCTCCCTGGGCTTCCCGCCCTGTTGTGCGCTTCCCGCGCGTGTATCATTTACCGCCCTTCCTGGTGCGGTTCACTTTCACGTCGTCCGCCGACAATCCTTCGCGGCGGCGTATCTGTTCCAGGGTCAACGGTTGCCTATCGTTGCCCACGAAACGGTCGATTTTCACTTTCCCTTCGCGGAACAAACGCGCCCTGGTCGGTCCTAACGCTTCGTTTTGTACTGACACCGACTGTTTGCGCAACCACGAACCGTACGACATGGATTCGGGCACCTCGCCACCGAATGCCGCACGCGTCCCTTTCGGTGCTTCGGCCAGGTCAATTCCAAGTTCTTTCCACGACTTCAAAACAGGCACGGTCGTTGACCGGCAATTCATGTGTGCCGGTGGGCGCGGTCCCGAATCAATCGGGAATACTTGCGTGTCCAGTGCCATACACGTTTCGGTCGTACGCGCATCCAGGGTGGAAACCCATTCGACGCCTTTCATTACGTCTTCGTTTTCACGGTATACCGCTTCGCGCGCCTGTGTCGTGACGTGGTTTGTCGCCGTCCTAGCAATGGTCGCCGCGTTACGTCTGGCGGTGTCCAGTGTCGCCGTTTGAACGCGCCGGGTCAGTTCCGGTATTGATTCGCCTTCGATCAGTCCAATTTTTAATTGCCGTTCCAGGTCGCGTTGAACCGATTTTGAAAGGTCGTCGAACCATTCGGACAATAGCTTGCCCTGGAATGGGCGCGCGTTGATTGCCTCGCGGATAAATCCGACCGTGGGCAACGTCGTTTCGATCCCGACGGGCGACAACAGTTCGTCCAACAACTTCGTTTGCCATTCCGCTTCGGAAAGTCCGATACGTTCCAGGCGCGTTATCGTAAACTTGCGTGCGTCGCCCAAACCCTTCGCGGTAATCTTGTCCAGGGCGGCGACCAGGTCGCGCACCTGGCGCGTACGAATTGACGCGTACCCGCGCCCATTTATTCGTTGCATCATGGACGCCAGGCGGGCGGTAATATCGGGCAACACTTCGCGGTCCAGAAAACGGAATATCACGCGTGCTTCGTTCGCTTCCAGGCGTTGCATACGAACGGCGTGCAAAATCGCGCGTTCCAACAATTCGTCGTTGGCGGTCTTGACCGCGTCCGCGACTATGTGTTTGCCCGTGACGACCATTATTCGATTTCACCTTCCAGATTCACGTTTACGTCCAGGCCGCGCGCGTCTTCCTCCGTCGTCGCTTCGACTTCGTCTTCCACGTCCAACGAGTCGGACAACACGCCGCGCCGTTTCAGTTCATTCAACAATGTTTGTTGCGTGATTTCCCCGGCGACGCGTGCTTTCAACAACGCTTCGACTTCGCGCGTGTCGTCCAGGGAAATTCCGAAGTCGTTGAATATGTCCACGGCGAAGTCGTCCGGTATGTCCGCCTTGATCCAGGTTGCCGCCAGTTCGTACGCGTCTTCCAACATGGTTTCCATTACGCGGACCCATGATTGGATTACGGTCACGGACTTGTTTTCGCCGATTGCCTGTCCGATCACCGTCGGGTTTGCGCGGTTGACCAGGGGTTGAACGCCCAATACTTCCATTTTCTGTTCCAGGTCCAACAGGTCTTGTCGACCGGCGGCAATTGCCTTGCCGGAATGTTCGACCACCTTTGCGTCCGCCTGGTCGTTCGTCGACGCAATCATTTCATTGGGACCGACAGTCAACCCCGCTTCGAATTCGTCTTTCGAAAGTCCCTTGACGAAAATCATTCCGACGCGCGCGAACCGCAATATGTTTCGTTGGTCGGACTGCGATTGCCAGTGCGCCAGGTTCAACCAAGAAATGTCATCCAGGGTACTTTCCGAAACCATGAAACCGGCACGGTTAAAATACGCCGTGACCAGGGGAATTTCGCCGAACGTGTGCGTACCTTCCGACACCTGTTGGTATTCTTCGCCGGTCTTCGTCGTGACCTTTTCCCACACTTCCCAGGTGGTCGGCGTCATAACACGTATACGTTCCACGATCCGGTCCGACCATTCGCCGTCCGCTTCGACAGTGTTTTCCCGCCAACGAATTTGAGTCAACCGGGGTTCGCCATTCGGGCGGCGTTCGGCACGCCAGGCGAACAGGTCTTGCGAACGGATTTGAACAAACGTCGGTCGCAGGTCCAACTTTTCTTCGTCTTCCAACGACAGGTCGGACGAAACGGAAGGATAGTCGACCAACAGGTGACACTTGCCGGTTTCCAAGGCGTTTTCGAACAGGTCCGACGCCAGGGCGTCCAGGGTACGCCCGGCCAAGTCGGCGTCCCATTGGATATCTTTCAACCGGTCGTCCAGGGTATCGGCGTTTTGAAGGGTAAGTGGTTTTGAAAATGGACGCGAAACCCACTTGTCGCGTGTGTCTTTCGTCGCGTTGTACAGGAACGACCGCGCCAGGCGCACGGCGTACGCGTCGTTGTCTTCGCGTGTTTCCTTCGGCAACCACTTTTGACCACGTTCACGCATTCGGCGTGTACCCGCTATCAAATCGAACACCAATGCCCACTTGTCGCACATGTCGTCGTATTGTGCCGACGTGGTGTCGACCTGGTCTTTTTTCGCCGCGCCTTCATTCACCATTGTTTCTATCCTTCGCCGCCCGTGCTTCCCAATCGTATTTCGTCAGGGTCCAACCCTTCACGGTTGACAGGCGAACCCACCCGTATTCAACCAGGCGCGCGTCCGCCTTCCGATACACGAACACCCGCACGTACCCGCCGCGCGTTTCCGCAATCAACATGGGCGCGTCGGGGTGCTTCACGATTTCATGTCGTCGCAGTCCGCCCAGGCACCCCGAACACAACACCAGGGCAAACGCCAGGAACACCACCTGGACCGACGACCGACGGCGACGGCGATTGCGTCTTCTGGAAAAGAACAAAACCTGGCGTTCGCGGCGTTCCGCTTCGGCCTTTGTGTCGAACGTGCCCAACACGCGCGCACCGTCCTTCGACCGGAGTTGCCAACGACCGGAAGGCAGTTTGACTATCAACCTTCGTCCCCCTGGTTGCCTGGGCGCGTCGTGCGCCTGGTGACAATCTTCGTGTCGTCGTCCAACATGTCGTCCACCGAACCGTTGACGTCGTCCCTGGTCGTCTTGCCGCCGCCCACCATTTCGCCTTCGTGCGGTTTCTTCCATTCGCGGAACAACAACCCGAACAACCAGGCGGCGACCTTTGCAACGATCTTCATGCGGTCAACCTTTTGTTATGTCGTACGACCGCGTCCCTTGCCGCGTCCACCACCTTTACCACCGCCAGGTCCACCAAGGGAACATCCACCGGTGTTGCGATTACGTCGCATACCACCCGCCATTCCGCGCCCCTGTCCGTGCCCGTCACGCGCACCGTACGCGGTACCAATCGTCCGTTGTATTCCGCTTCGCTTTGCCATTGTGTCACTCTCCCGTTGACACCGAACCAACACCCGAACCATTCGCGGCGTTGTGTGTCAGTTGCGCTTCGATCTTCGACACCAGTACGTCGTCCGCCCATTTCTTCAAACCGGCGGCACCGGCAAGGGTCTTCACGACTTCCAGGCAATGCACCAGTTTGTCGTTGCCCTTTTTACCGTTTTCGTTCGCCCACGCTTCGGTCCGGTTTATGCCTTCCTTGACGTACCCGCGCAAAAGCGATTCGCGTTCGGCGGTCTTCTGTATCCCAACCTTGCCAAGTAGCTTCCAGGCAATCCCGGTCGCCAGTACCGACAACGCGCCGCCAAAAATCTTCAACACCAGTTCAAGTATCGCCGCGAAATTGTCCATGCCTGTTCCCTTTCCAGGTTAGTACACGACCCGTTCACAAAACACCGCCGCCATTGACGCTTCGTATGGTTGTCCGGCAATGTCGGTGATTTCCAAAAGGTACGACTCACCCGCTTTCAGTAACAGTTCGCGGTCGGAGTCGTACCCGCGCGACCCCCAACCCGCCAGGGACGCGGCGGGAATCCAACGCGCGATTATTTGCGTGCCCTTCGCCGAAAACGTCGGCGTGTAGAATACTTCCGTCAGGGCATTGTCGCCGGAATCACGTTTGAAGTTGCGCGGGGTGATTGCCGTTCCGTCGCCGGTCAGGGTCGGGGTTTCGTACAAAGTTAACGTCGAAAGAATCGTTGATACCGTTTGCATGTCCAGAAACACCCGCAAGTCGGTATCGTCCGCCGACGGCGTACGCACGTGAAGATACCTGGAATTGGACGCGAGTATTGCGGTGAACAGGTGCGCGGCATTGTACACGCGCCCTTCCTCAATCAACGCTTCCGCCCGTTGTAGTTGGTCGGACATGTTAGTACACCTCCCCTTCGCGGAAAATCACCGTCGTATATCCCAACGACGCAAGGGCACCCCGATTGTGCGCGCGTATCAAATACGACGTGTTGGCTTTCAGTATCCACTCGCGGTCGGGATCATATACGCCCGACACCAACCCGGCGGTTTGTCCCGCTTCGGGTACCTTGTGCAAATCGAGTTGTGTTCCATTGGCGGAAATGGTCGGCGTGTGAAACACCTGGGCGAACGCGGGGTTTCCCGCGTAGTCGCGCCGCATGTTGTACTTCGTCAACGGCGTTCCGTCCCCGGTCAACGTCGGGTTTTCGTACAGGTACACGTCCGTTTCGAACAACGCCGACACGGAATAGTCCATGAACACGCGCAAGGCGGGCGCGTCGCCCGTTTTCACGTGAACGAACTTCGACACGCCCGCGCCGATTGCGGCGAACAGGTGTTGCGCAATCCACAATTTGCCCTGTTCGATCAATCCTTCCGTGCGTCCCTTTTCATTTCCCATTATTCGTCCCCTTCGCGCCAGGTCGGAACCACGTTCACGTCGCCCGCCAGTGCCGCCACATTTTCGATGGACAACAAATAGTCGGTGTCCTGTTTCAAAACCCATTCGCGGTCAGGGTCCAAGTACCGACCGCCCACGGGAAACCCTGGTGCGTTGTTGCCGCCCGGTACTTCGTCAACGTCAAGTTCGGTACCAGGTCCACCGATGCCGATTGTCGGCGTGTGATACACCAGGCATTCCGCCGGGCGTGTTACGTCGCGGCGCATGTTGACTGCCGTCAACGATGTTCCGACGGCGGAAATGTCCGGCCCTTCGTACAGGCGAAGGCGTGCGAATACTTCTGACAACACCGCGTAGTCCAGGCGCACACGCGCACCTGGCACCCCTGGCGTGCGGATCAACACGTATACGATACCGGTCGGTGCGACCGCCGCGAATATATGCGACGTGCGGTACACCACGCCTTGTTCAATCAAACCTTCCACCCGAAGTTTCGTCACGATCCGACCCCCGCTTCGTATTCCGCTTTCGAAATAGACTTGTGCGACCGGTAAACGATTATTCGCGGTGCTTCGTCCGCTTGCACCTGGCGCAACCACGACAACACGTCGTCGGTTTCCGCGTACCTGGTGACCGGTTGCAATTCCTGTTCGTCGGGTCCGCGTTCCAACGTTTCGGTTTGCCAATATGACATTACCGCCGCCCTTCGCAAATGGTGTCGTCAACATTCGCCAGGTCTTCCCGGTTCGCCTGGAAGGCGTCGCGCGCGGTCCGGTGCAACACAATGTGTTTGCGTATGTCCGACGCAACGTCTGGCGCGTCGTCGTCCAGGGCGGCGGCATACGCTTCCAGGGCGCACAGTCCGGCGTTCCACAACACTTCTGGCATGGTCGGGTCCGTGCGGACAATCCACACTTTCGATTCCGCCGGAAGTTCGACAGGTTCGCCGGTCGCCCGGTCAACGCAAACCACGTGGTACTCGCGTTCCAGTTCGACCTTGACGGTTTGCCTGGCGCGTTCACGTGCCGCCTTGTCGACGTCGTGTACGTGTCGCACGCCGACGCGGTATTCGTTGTCGGTCATGTGATCCGCCTTCGCATCAAAGGCCCGCCCTTGTCGATTGGGAATTCCCGTACGACGTAGTATCCCAGGGCGTCGGAAATATGGGACAGGGTCTTGTCCGCCTTTTTGTCGATCTCGCCCGACCCACCTTCAACGCACCGCACGCCTTCCAGGTCAAGCACAACGCGCGGTGCCTTTTCCCCGTCGACCAACAGGGACACGGTGCCGTCGGCGGAACACAACCGCGAGTTGACCGCGTTCACCCTGGCGCGTTCGGACGGGTTCGCCTTCGGGACTTCGAAGTGCAATTGGTCACGGAATGTCGGACGCAACGCCGCTTCGATCAATTCCCAATCGGTGCCGGACGTCTTCGCCGTTCCCCTGGCACCGCCGGTCGCGTCACCATAGCACAACACGCGCCCCTTGTGCTTCCCCCAATCGGTGACCAGGCGCGAACAAACCAATTGCGTATTAGAGTTGCGCGGAATCCACACTTCGCCAATCACGCCGGATACATGGTCGGCGCAATTGCGATTCCGTCCGCCGTATTCCTGTTCCTGTATCACGGCGGCGACACCAGGCGACACGTTGAAGTCGAAGGCAAACACCAGGTCGGCGCGCGGGTCGTATTCCAGGGGTTCGGTATGTGTCGCGGCGGCGAAAGGATAGTACGTCCGCCCGGTGAACATGACGAACGACCCTTCGTATTCCTGTTGGAATGTCAGGTCGTCCAGGTCGTGTTTCGCTTGTTTGATTTCTTCGGGGTCCAGTATGTCGGCGGAAACCCAATGGTAGTATGCCCATACGCCGGTCGTGTCTGCCTGGGCACGGCGCGCCAGGTCGTAATAATGGTTGCGACCTTCGGGCACTCCAATAAACGCCGCTTCCCCTGGCGGTCTTCCTGGCGTGGACAACGCCGGGCGCAAATGCTCGCCCCAGGTTTCCGGTTTCATGTTTCCGAATTCGTCGACGCCCGCGAAGTCCAGGGGCGAACCTTCGACACGTTCCGGTGCGTCCAGGCCCATGACCGACAGGCGCGGACCGTGTACGAATGTCAACGTCAGTTCGCTTTCCGACTTGTCGCGGATCAATCGGTCAGGCACTAACGCCTTTATGTCGCGCCAGAAAATCCGCTTTGCCTGTAAGTGCGTCGGCGCGGCGAGTATTCCCCACCAATCAACGTGTCGCGCCCGTAGTGCCTTGACAATCGCACGTCGCTTCAACAGTTCGGTTTTGCCCGACCGGCGACCGGCGGGGTTGACGTAGAACCTGGCGGTGTTTTTCCAACACCTATTCTGTTCGGGGTGGTACCGAAGTTGCGACCAACGGGGAGTCAACACGGACATGGTCAACACCACCAGGGCGACGGCGACAATGTGTGCCAGGTCATACGTCGCCCACCGACGCTTCGGCGTCCGCGAGAAATGCCTGGACGTCCGCCGCCTGTTCGGCGGGGTCTTTTGCGGGTGCCTGTTTGGTTGTGCCGTCGACACGGTCGAGAATGATTGATAAGTGCGCGCCCCGGTCAGATAGAATCGCGTGCATGGTTGCCGCCGCCATGAGAACATCGCCAACAGTTTTGTCGTGAACCATGACGCCCAACTTGTCCGCAATGCGGCACACGTGTTCGTACTTGGACGCGGGTTCGTCCAGGTGTTGTCGTAACCTGTTGGTAAGTGACAATGGGTTTGGTGGTCGACCGTTCGGGTTGCCGGATTGACCTGGTTGCCATTTGTATTGTTCAAGGTGATCGGCGGGGTTTCGTTTCCGCTTCGCCGAATTCTTCGAACGTGCTTTTGCATTCGACGCCTTTTGCGGCGCACGACGTCCCGTCGACTTCGCCTTTCGGGTGTTCCCTGGTTGCTTTACAACCCGTTTGCCTTTCGCCATTCGGTATCCCACCTTCGACGCAATTACCGTCGCCCAAACGACTTACGCGTACAACCACTTTTTGTTCGGCCCTGGCGGCGAAATGCGCCCGAATCGAACACAACCCCTTATCGACACACGGAGTTATGCTCAATCATTTTCCGAATTGTTGCAATTTTATTTCTGGCGAAAGTCGACCGGCGACGACCAAAAGACGGCACAACCGCCGGGCGGCACATGGACGGCGACGACCTGGCAACACGGCGACACGGACGCGTCGTCGGGCACCAGGGCACCGTTGACCAACACGACCAGGTCGCGTAATTCGTTGACGCCGTCAAAGCGCACGTGCGTTCGTCCAACCTTGTTTCGAATCGCCTTCACGACACGCGGCGCGACGTCACCACGTCCGACCACGCATACGTTGCGCCAACCACCGACGCGGATTACGTGGGCGAGTTCGTCCAGGGTACCGACCTGGTCGCCGACGTTGACCACCGGCGGGTTGACCTGGTGCCGGGGTCCGTGGTCGTGCTTCGGTTTGCGCGACATGCGTTCGAACGAATCACACACAACAAACCCACCTGATAACGCACCACCAAAACAAAACCGTGACCGCGAGTATGACCAACCACCCCGCCGTTCGTGTCCAATCAACTTTCATTCCGACACCAGGTCGGCAAATTCGTCGTATGCGACCACGCCGCATTTCGAACACCGGTGCACTGTCACACGTCCGCTTTTATGGCTTATCATGTTGTTACCGCACTTCGGGCACAACACGCCGTCCGCGTCAAGCAGTCTTCGGCATTCGTAAAATGCGTTCGGACCTTTCGCACCGTATGTCGTGCCTTCGCCGGGTTTTTCCACCGGTCCCGACCATTGCCCTTTGAAATTGTGCATTTTGTACACGCGTGAATACCCGGCACGGTACACGACGCCTTCGTGCGTGTCGTCACACCGCACCACTTCAACAACGGGAACGGGTGTACCGTCCACCGTACCACAAAACCAATACCAACCCGGTTTCATTTGCCGTTCCCTTCGTGTTCGTGCCGACACATACCGCATTCGTATTCGTGCTTCGAATCGTGCGGCAACGGTGACGACTTCGACGCGGACCCGCTTGCACCATTCAACAACAACACTTCGCGTTTATGCCGGTGACACAACGCCAGGTCGCCGACCATGAATGCCGCCGGGTACTTCACGCGTTTTCGGTGATCCCGCACGGGTTGACAGGTCGGGCACAAGTCCCGTTCACCGTTCCCGCCCTTCGAACTTTTCCACCAACCCGCCGTCTTCGCCGCCTTGCGCAACGTCGACAACTTTTGGTACCGGTTGTCGTGTTCGCCAATCAAACCGAACGTTTGTCCGCAACCCCCGTCGCATTCCAACCAACACCGCGTGTGCGCCGTCATTTGAACTTCCCCCGTGCAATCGCCTTGTCGAAAATGTACACCAACACAAAACCCGGCCAAATCACTACCACGACCGGGTACCACCACCACCGATCACGCACGCCCACCCGCACGACCTGGTCGCGGAACGCAACCGCCAACAACATTCCGAACCACCCCCACGCAACCGCCGCCCATTCGTACCAGGTCATTTCAACCGCCTTCCGTGCGCCAGGTAGTTCACGATATCCGATACCTGTTTGTGGAGTTCCGCCGACCACGGTTCGTTCGCGCGGTCCAACAATTTGTCGGCGTACTCGCGGGCGATTTCGTGAATGTCGATACGCCGTCGATCAACCATACGCATTTCGTCGCAGTCATGCCGGAACACCAACAACGCTTTGCAACCAGGGTCGATCTTGTCCAACCGCAACGACTTTGGTTTTTTCATGTGCGGAAATTCGCAATTCACAAAATAGATATTCGGGCGTTCCTCAATTTCCGCTTCCAGTTGCCGAATGACCTTCCAGTACGACCGCCGCACCCCCCACGCGGACACCATAAGCAACACCACCAACCCCGCCAACAACCACGCCGTGACTGTCATTTCGTTACCCTTTCCGTTCTTTCGAAACTATTTTTTCACCGCGCACTTTCAACGCGTGACATAGTGCCCGTTTCAAGGCGTTCGTACCGTCGGTGTATTGTGCGTGTCTCTTTGTCATTTTCGAACCGCACCGCACGCAATATCTGTCATACTTTCCACCTACATGATTGCATTTCTCACATTCGGACGCGGCGTCGTCCGATACAAAAACCATCCAAGCAAAGTCACGTTCGAGACATTCGCCAATCAAACGTGCAAGTGATTTTTTACGCGCAACTTTTTTCGTCGTCATTTCGTATCCTCAAATACATTACCGTGTCCGCCTAACGACAACGCGGTTACATCGTCGAGTAACCAAACACGAAATTTGTCGCCTTCCTTCCGTTGTCTTCCTTCCCAACCTGCTTTACGTATTGCCCGGCACAACCCGCACGCTTCGTCACGCGTATTCAATAATACGGAATCGCCAACGTCCATTATGTCGGCAAGTTGTGCCCACTTGCCGGTAAACGGAATGGTAACGCCTTTATCAATAACATATGTCTGTTTCATTTATCCGCATTACCCTTCGGCACCTTGACCCAATCGTATCGCCAAACTTCAAACGTCTTCGCTTTCGACGTGAAAGCGTATGCCCGCGCGGTCGGACCCTTGCCGCCCTTGCGCGACGTAAACAGAAAATCAAACCGGTCGTGCGCCGTGATTCGATCACGCGGTACTGCATACTTACCCGGCGGCGTGTATCCGTCGCACCAAATCCGGTACCGGTGAAACCAAGTGCCGTCCGGCAATTCCACGCGGTCTTCGAATAGGTGTCGCCACTTCACCGGCACCGCGACCGTGTAATGTGCGTCGTGTAGCTTCGTCCATTTCTTCAAATACGGTTTGCGCGGGTTGAACAACTTTCCACCAGGCAGAAAATTCACCGACGCGTACGTTTTGCGCCAGGGGTCGCCCGCGTCCGAAAACCGCGTATACCCGGTCACGTGGTACGTCAGGTCGTGCGCGTAATTCAACACTAACCTGTCCACGTATTCGACTTCCGGTTTCTTTCGTGGACGCCTGGTCGACACGCCGCGCATACGCCCCAGGTCGCGCGCCTTCACTTCGACGACCGGCGATTTGATTTCGTCAACCGCACGACCACCGACGCACACGACGCACCGCAACGCAACCAACGCCGCGACCAGGTACACCGCAAACAACCAACGGAAAAACGTTCGCGCCTTCACGTCGTAACCCGCCGTTCCGAATCAGATACGCCCAACCGTATTTCCACAATTTCGTATCGCCCACCGTCGGAAAGTTCATGCGCCCGTTTCTTCGTGGACACTACCGGACACATGCCCAACACTTTGTCTTCCTTGTTTTTCAACAACACTTGAACCGTCGTGCCGTACATGTCGACCGTACCGCCTTCGGTGTTGCACCGCAACACCAGGTACGCCCGTTGTGATTTCTTGCGCACCATTATTCGAAGTCCAGTTCGGAAATGTGGAGTTCCAACACCGTGTCCCCGCCGTCCAGGCGCACCCGCACAAATTCGTCGCCCGACATGGACACTTCCCCGCGAATGCCCGTCACCTTCGACACGACCCGGTCGCCCGTCTTGAACTTCCGCCGCAAGTCGACCGCGCTATTGACCAGGCGTGCCGCCGCACGTCGCTTTGATTCGTTCCGACTCGCAATCAAAAGGTGATTGAACACGCGCCCGTCCGACTCGCCGTCAAGGCGCATTCGGTCCGCTTCCACCTTCGCGTATGCCTTCACGTACAACGTGTATTCGTGGTCGTCGAACAACACGTGCAACCGATACACGTTGCGCCGGGGATCGTACCCGCGTTCGAAAATCGAAAGTGCCATGTCAACCACCTACCTTTCCAAGTTGGCAGGGCGGCAGGGAATCGAACCCCGACCGTCGGGACCAAAACCCGACGCGCTACCGTTACGCAACCGCCCTTTTTTGTTGCACAATTCGCGGTATTTTTCTCCAACATTTAGGGGGGTGAAGGTATGTACCCCCTGTCCCACTGTTGTTTTTCCTATTGTTTCAAATTTCAAATATAGGTCAGGCGTGATAGAGAAAAATACCCCCTTCACACACTTACCCCCCCTAACTTTGGAGAAAAATACCCCGACCAATTGTTGCAATTTGCGTACGCGCCTTCTAGCGTGCGTATTTTGCACTTTTGCGTTTTCACTCAACACGCGTTCCAAATCATTTTCCAGGGGTCAAACCACGCTTTCGCACCTTGACCCGGTTTCCCGCGACACGACGACGTACACGCATTCCACGCATTACATGATCCGCACCGACGGCGGCGCGTTCCCAAAGTTCCGCGACCCAATCGGCAACAATGTACGTTGTGCCTGGGCGTCCGCGTTCGCCGCGACGTCGTTTGCGTTTGTGCGGGCGGACGACCTTCAACGACGCCAGGTCTTCCAGGGAACGGGACAGGGTCGTGTACGGAAGGTCGACGACTTCCGCGATTTCTTCACGCGTCGCCGCGCCGCCTTCGTGCATCAACGCTTGCACCAGGTCCAGGTGAAAACCAATTGCCGTGTCGAACGCGACACGTTCCACCAAGCGATACACTTCGGCGTCGATCACGTCTTTTCCGTCCACGATTGCGACCAGTTGCCCCAACTTCACAAGTTGCTTTGCCAACCTAGTTCCGACTTCACGTTGCGGTCGGTACTTCAACCGTTGGTCGCCGTACACTTCGCGTTCGACGTTCGCCCGTAATGCGGCAATCAATTGCGCCAGGGCAACGACACGGTCGACGACCCACGGCGGCAACGCGCCCAGGCGTTCGACTTTCTGGGAAAGGAAACGCCCGGTCACGTCAACCAATGCCGTTTCCATTGCCGATTCCCTGGCAATGTTCCCAATGGCGGCGCGTATTTCGCGGTCGGCGTCCCAATCGGAACCACGCATCATTTCGAATTTCAAGAAACGTTCGCCCAGGGTCGCGTGTCGGTCGCCGTGAATGGACGGCGTTACACCCGCCAGAAGTGCGAACCGCAACCAGTATTCGCGTTTGACCGCGTTACCAAACACCTTACACACGTGCCCGTCGTACTCGCCGCGCAACGTGCCGAACAGT